TCTTTGTCCTTTTGGGTTTTTTGACTAATAGCAGCCTGGTCATTTACTACCTGAGTTTCATGCTCAACCGCTTGTCTAATCTGGTCATTAACCTGCTCTAAATAGTTTGATTCATCAATTTTATGGGTAATGTATGCACTTCCCAAAGAAATACATAGAAAAATGGCAATTTTTATATAGGTTGAAATAAACATTATTCAGTTTTTTGGGTGGCAGCTTTAGCACCAATCATTATTCCAGACCCACCAAGCGTAGTAGCCAATCCCAAACCCAACTTATCAAAATCAATAGTGCCACCATGCCAAACATGAATAAGGCAAATAACAAGAAAACCAAATACGCAAGCAATAGAGCAAACTCTTGCAGCGCAGTAAGTAGTATTGTCATCTTCAGTCAAAATATCTTTTAAAATTTTCATATAAATGCGCCCATAAAATAGCCAATTAATAACCAGGCAGCTATTCCTAAAATAATCCAGAATAATCTTTCATTATCCATATTACTTTGCCATTTGTGTAGATGCTAAATTAATCCTAGTTTTGGCTGCTGTCAAATCATTTGGCTTATCTTTAAAGCCTACAGCTACATAACCAGCAAATTGACCCATAGGCGGTGGTACAGAGCCTCGGCACATATATTTGACACCTAGACTAGCTTCCCATGCTCCAACCTTAGAATTTGGGCTGTAATCATCGCAATAGACCTCTCCAGCCATCATTGCCACTATAGCTTTATTTCTTCCTTGATCTGGGGAAATTAAGGTAGATTCAACACCTTCCATAGCATGATTTCTTTCTGATTGAGAAAGTGCAACTATGGTAGTTCTGAGATTGGTGGTTAAATTTACTTCATTTACTACTACAACTTGGGCATCTAAATCTTGTAATAATTTCTGAGATATAGGCAATATTTCAGCCTGGGTTCTTAATTTGGGAATAGTATTGGTATTGGAAATAGCTGTTAGTATGGTTTGTCGACTATCCCAAGCAAAATACCCAATGAAAAATACTATGGATAATAGTATTACTGCAAAAAGTTTAAAGGGGTTATCTACCCATTTTATAAGGTCAATTGCCTTATCAATATTGTCTTTGGATTTAGTAGTTACTCTACTTCTTTTTACTGGTGGTCTTTTTGTTACCATCTTTTACCACTTTCTTTGCTGGTGGCTTGACTGATTTTTTGGCAACACTTCTGGTTGTTGCTTTTTTGATTGTAGGTCTTTTTTTAATTGGAAACATTGGCTCTGGAGATAATGGTTCAACTTTTCGACTTAATAAAGCACAAATCTTTTTAAACATTATGATTTATCCATTTTATTGTCAAGTTTTGTCATAATTTGGTCTAATATATGCTCAATTCTAGATAATCTATAGTCCAAATCTGCTTTTTTTACATAAGAATTGGGAAGCATTACCTCAAGATTTTTTAAATCTTTGGCTAATTGCCCCTGGGATTTACTTAAATTATCTTGACTTTTAGCGATGCTATTAGTCCAATAACCAATAAAACCGCTAGTTATAAAATAAAGTAGGGTTAACCCTGCGAAAACAGCTTCCCAAGACATTTTTATTGAACTGTAGAAGTTGCTGGATCAACAGCAGGAGCATCTACAGTAGCAGGAGCATCTGTAGAGGCAGCTTGAGCAGCTTGAGCAGCTTGAATTTGAGGGGCAGCTTGGGCTTTCAATGGATCAATTAAATGAGCCACTTCTTCATAAGGCTTTTTAATTAAATGTTGAAAAATAGCTTCTACAAGTTCTTGAGAAAGGTTAATTAAGTTCATTTTTGTCCTTTAAAGTTTAGGGATTATTCCCATGTAATAGTATATATTAAGACTTTATAGCGTTCTCAAATGGTGTAACCCAAGGTAATCCAGCTTCTTGTACTGGGTTCTTTTGTGCTTCAATCTGTGCAGTCAGACTAGCTTCTACTATATCTTGACCAAGTGACTCTTGTACCCAGCCAACGACTTCAGCTTCAGTCAAGTCAGCGTAAGGTACATAAGAACCTTCGCCCTGTGTATAACCTACTGTGCCGTAAGTAGAAGCAGTAAAGTCACCGTCTACTGCGTTTACTGTGTAGTGAACAGTCACTACAAAGCCATCAGAAGTTAATCTGTCCATTTGTACTACTTGCCAATTAAATGTTGTCATTTTAGAATCCTAGTATGCCAGCGTCTTTTAGTTTGGCTTGCATTGTTGTAATAAGGGCTTGTTGTTCTTGGACTAAAGCTACAAGATTTGCCATTACTTCTGAGGAAGATGGCTGAATAGATTGATATTTTGGCTTGCCTTCATCATCAAGCTCGTCTTTTGTACCATTTCCTGAATACTTGGCAACTTCCATAAATTCATGAGCAATAAAGCCAACACCCTTACCTGAGCCATCCCACCAATCCCAAGATTTTGGTTTCAAAGCCATAATAAATTCTGAAGCACCTGTTAATGGTGTGGCATTGTCTTTAAGGCGGTAATCAGAAGTTAAATTATAAAGAACGCCAGTAGTGCCGTTTTGGGAAATAGAACCAATACCACTTGAATTGTATCCAAAAGTTACATAATTATTTCCACTAGCAGTTCCATTTGCATGACCAATAGAAATAACACCTACTGTATTTCCAACAAGATTTAATATTTGCACACCTGATGCAGGTGAATATGAAGGTGATGTTCCTGAACCAACAAAATACACATAACCGCTAGAATCAATAATCATTGAATTGTCAGGCATTTGCAAAGCATACTTAACTTTTACGCCTGTGCTTCCATAGTTTGAAGCAAAAATTCCATAGGTTGCATCATTGACAATAGTGAAGTTATTGTTTTGATTGCTGTTTGTGGACATTGTTAAAGCAGTTGAGCCTGATGCTGTAGATAAATGCAATCTAGCAGTAGGTGCAGTAATACCAATACCTACATTACCACTAGAGTCAATACGCATACGCTCTGCAAATTGATTATCGACAAAAGCTAAATAGTTGGTAGTTGTACCTGTGTTAATTTGCCAGTTATTTGCTGCATTACTAAATAAAATACCAGCAGAAACTCCAGAACCTTTTGTTACTTGCAATCCAAGTGCGGAAGGACTACTAGTACCAATACCTACATTACCACTAGCATCTTTATAAAACTGTCCAGAACCTAGATTAACTACTCCTGTACCGCCAGTAAGTGTGCCTGTGTATGCAGAATTAAGGGTAGTCAATGTAGAGCCATCAAATACCATGTTGGCAGAACCAGCCAATAAGCCAGAGCTATTGTATTGAACTTGGGTGTTTGAACCGCCAATAGTACCTGTAGCTTTTGTGGCTAAAGTTTGAACATTTCCAGCATTATCTTTATAGAATAATTTGCCATCAGTAGCATTAATAGCAAGTTCAACTCCAAGAGAAGTTGTAGTTAAATTGCTTGCAGATGGAGTATTACCAGTAGTAGTACTGCCATAAATCAGGATGGGGGAAAATCCGCTTTGAGCCATATTAATTCCTTTTAGCCATTATATTTAAAAAGAGCCACCTGAGATACCCCCAGTAATAGCATTATTGGTGTAATTGTAAGTAAGTCCAGTATTTGTGTATTGTGCTGTATTTCCTGTTGCAGAAGAAGCAAAAGTAATATAGTTTGTTGATCCTGAACCAGCAGCCAGGTTTAAGTTTGCAGCATTGGTAGCATTGGTTACTGCTGTAGAACCTATTACAGAAACTACTTGGGCTGCGGTTGCTGCTGTAAAAGCAGAAGTGCCATTGCCATAAGCCAAGCCTGTCAAAGTTGCAACTCCAGTACCACCATTTCCAACTACTAAAGTACCACTTAAAGTGATAGCACCAGCAGTCGCAGTAGAGGGTGTTAGACCAGTAGTGCCAGCACTAAATGTGCTTACAAAGTTTCCAGATAAAGCACTTGTAGGAATAGTGGTTGATGCGGTCATGGCTGAAGTGCCATTACCATATACATATCCAGTAAGGGTAGTTGCTCCAGTACCGCCAGATGCAGCCCCTAGAGTACCTGCCAGGGTAACTGCACCGCCTGTAGCGGTGCTAGGTGTTAGCCCTGATAAGCTAGTTTGGAAGCTAGTTACTTCACCAGTACCATTAACTGCAATGGTGATGCCACCAGAACTATTAGTGACTGAGATACCAGCACCAGCAGTAATGGTTGCCAGGGTGTAACCAGTACCATTACCAATCAATAATTGACCATTGGTAGGTGTAGAAGTAATACCAGTACCACCATAACCAATGCCTATAGTATTACCTTGCCAAGATACAGAGCCTGAAATACTACTTGCAGAATTAAAATTTAAAGTTGCATTTCCCCATGAAACTGAAGCTGGCACATAAGAATGAATATCCCAAGTCCCATTAGAAGTGCTATTGCTTAAAAGAATTAAATGAGCAGCACCACCAGCTTGTAATGCTAATAATGATGTAGTTCCATCATGTGCATTAATTTGCACAGAAGAATAAGTAATATTATTATTAAAATAATAAGTATCGCCTACAATCAAAGTAGTCGCATCAGGCATATTAAATACTTGAGAAGTAGTTGTGCCTGTTACTACTTGATATTGAGCAGATGAAACAGTTAAATTAACAGGTGTTGATGATGATGCTGTAAATGTTGTATTTGGTATGAAATTATTAGCAAATACATTTTGATTGCTATCTCTTAAAACTACAGAATTAGCACCGCTTGAAGAAGTTACTCCTGTACCGCCATTTCCTACTGATAAAGTACCAGTAACCCCAGTACTTAAAGGAAGTCCAGAGCAATTGGTCAAAGTGCCAGAAGTAGGAGTTCCCAAAATTGGGGTAACTAAAGTTGGAGTATTGGCAAATACTAAAGAACCAGTACCAGTTTCATCGGTTACAGTAGCAACCAAGTTTGCACTTGTTGGAGTGGCTAAGAAAGTAGCCATTCCAATACCCAATCCAGTAATCGAAGTAACTGCTGGGGTGATAGTGACATTAGAAGCTGCGGTCAATTGACCTTGTGCATTAACAGTAAATGTTCCAACTTGAGTTGCAGAACCATAACTTCCAGCAGTTACCGCAGTATTTGAAATAGAAATGGTTACTGGAGAACTACCATTAAAAGATGTTCCAGATAATCCAGTTCCAATGGTTAAAGCATTTGGGGTATCAGCAGTTACAGTAGTTGATCCACCTAAACTGACCGCATTTCCATTAATAGTGATTGAACTATTGGTCAATCCACTATTCGGAATGGTTGCATTAATCTGACTAGGAGCAATAGAAATGGTCGTATTGGAAGCTGCTGTAAGTTGACCTTGAGCATTAACTGTATAAGTCGGTACAGTACTAGCCGATCCATAAGAACCAGCAGTAACACCGCTAGATGCCAGGGCAATAGTTACTGCACTTCCACCATTGTATGAAGTACCAGAAAGGCTTGTTCCAATAGTCAATGTAGCCAAGTTGCTACCTAGGGAAATCCCTGATATGGTTGAATTCGCTAATTGAGCATTAGTAATTGTTCCGCTTAATGCAGTAGTTGGAATTGTGGTTGAAGCAGTTACATTACCAATAGTGTTATTGGCATACATATAGCCAGTAAGACCAGTAACCGCCAAATTGGTAGTGGTTAAATTGGTGAACGATTCTGTATTTGATCCAGGTATTTTTTCCCATGCACCACCACTAAATATTGCCCAATCGCCAATATTCCAATCGGAAACACCATTTAAAGTAGTATTACCAGCAGTAGAAACTACATAGTAATAACCCTGAGTTCCAACCGAAGAAGTCAAAGTTGGGTTATTAGTTGAAGCATTCCATGTTCCTTGATAAGCAGGAGCATTGGTAGGCTGAGTGCTTACTGAAGTAATTTGACCTTGGCTGTTGACAGTAATAACTGGAATGGTTGAAGCATTACCATAAGTTCCAGAAGTAACACCAGAATTAGAAATGGCAATTGTTACTGGGGATGATCCATTAAAACTTGTTCCAGAAAGACCTGTGCCAATCGTAAGGGCATTAGGGGTGTCTGCGGTGACTGTAGTAGAACCGCCAAGACTGACAGCATTACCATTAATGGTGATACTAGAGTTTGTTAATCCAGAATTAGGAATAGTGGCATTAATTTGGCTTGGAGCAATGCTAATTGCTACTGAACTAAGCGCAGTTAATTGCCCTTGACCATTAACAGTTGCTTCCAAAGTATTTGAAGCTGAACCATAACTTCCTGCGGTGACTGCGGTATTTGCTAAAGCAATGGTGGTAGCAGTAGAACCATTATAGGAAATTCCAGAAAGACCAGTTCCAATAGTTAGAGTCGGTATGGTAATTCCAGTTAAAGCCAAAGTTGCAGAAGCACGATTTAAAGCTACTGCGGTTGTTCCAATATAGACAGTCGAATTTCCTAAAACTGTCGAAGGAATAGTGCCAGTAAGATTACCAGCAGTTAAATTGGTTAAATTTGCGCCTGAAACCGCACCGAAAAGACCAGACCAAGTACCTGTAGTGATAGTTCCAGTAGTAGTTAAGCTGGTTGATCCAGCCAAAGGAGAAGCACCTAAAGTATTGTAAGAAATGGTATAAGCAGTTGCACCATTAAAAACTACAGGAGAAGATGCCCCAGACCCACTATTATTAAAAGTAAGGCTATTTGGAAGATCGGCAGTTACTGTTACAGAACCACCAAGATTTACTAAATCACCATTAATAGTGATAGAAGAATTTGCTAGTTGAGCATTAGTAACTGTACCACTAAGAGCAGTAGTAGGAATGGTTGTAGATGCGGTAATTGCACTAGAACCATTGGCATAAACATAGCCAGTATAGTTTCCTAAAGTGACAGTACTATTGGCAGATAAAGTTGTAAATTTAGCTGTAGAAGGAGTTGTAGAGCCTATAGGGGTATTATCTAAACTATCTATAGTTAGTCCTACACCTTGAATTGTTCCACCAGTTATAGCCACATTATTGGCATTTTGGGTAGACATAGTGCCTAAACCAGATACCTGAGTATTGCTAATAGCAATAGAGGTTGTATTGGCTGCGGTAAGTTGACCCTGGACATTGACAGTAAAAGTTGCTACAGAGCCAGCAGAACCATAAGAACCTGCGGTAACTGCGGTATTAGCCAGAGCAATAGTAACTGCGCTAGAGCCATTAAATGATCCACCAGATAGACCTGTGCCGATAGTCAAAGCATAAGGTGTAACTGCGGTGACAGTAGTGCTGCCACCCAATGCAACTGCATTGCCATTGATAGTGATTGAATTATTGACTAATGCACTATTAGGAATTGCAGTTAAAGTATTGGTAGAACCACTAATTGAAGTGCCAACCAAAGTAGTTAGGGTAGACCCTAATGAAACACTTGTTGACCCAATAGTAATAGATGAATTGGTTAAACCTGAATTTGGGATAGTCGCATTAATTTGACTTGGTGCAATACTAATTGGTGTATTGGTTGCGCTAGTAATTTGACCTTGAGCATTTAAAAATAAAGCTGGCACATAAGAAGCAGTACCATAAGACCCTGCGGTAACACCAGTATTGGTAATGCTAAATTGAGTGCCAGTAAGGGTTAACCCTGTGCCAGCACTATAAGTGCCTTGACCAGAAATTTGTGTCCAAGTAATAGGAGTGACATCAATTGTGCCAATTTCAGGGACAATGGCTACCCAACCAGTTTTGGCATATAAAGTGCCATTTTGTACAAAAGTAGTTGCACCTGGTATTTGTACCCAGGCTTCCATGTCGGCTGCTCTAGCCCAAGCAGTTGTAGAAGCAACCCAAATACCATTGTAAGCAGGGTTGGCTTGTGCTCTTACTACAACTCGATCACCAGCTAAAGTGGTATATCCATCAATAGTTTGTAGCCCAGAAAGGGTAATGTCACCTGTAGTGGCACATTGACACTCATATTTAGCTGCGCCTGTAGAAATAGAATCAGCATATTGCTTGTTAACCAAATCAGTAGGATTGACAGGGACAGCAATAACTTGACCTGAATCGGTTAAAGTATTGGCAAAATGCGGTGAATACAAGGCATTATTTAAGCCATAAATTTGAGAAAATGAATTTGCAGTACCAGCAGTCATCAAATTGGTAACAAAATCACCTCGATTCCATGCTCTAGGGACAGTACCTTCTTGACCTCTCACTACAGTTAGAGCATCACCAGTAATGTTGGTACAAGAAACAATTTCTACAACTAAGTTATTAGTTGCATTTACAAGGGTAATAGTAACTGCTTGATTTGCAGATGGGGCAGGAAAATATGATCCAGTACCAGCAGCAACATAAATGACTGTATCTGTACTTGCTACAGGTAGAGCAAGAGTTGTCTGTGCCTGATTAGCAAATAATAGGATGCCCATTTAGAATCCACTTGGTTGAAAAGATGTAGAAATTACATTCCAATTTGTACCATCGGATTGCAATAAACAAGAAGTGCCAACAACTGCTTCTAAAATGGCTGTACCTGCTGTTGTTGTACCAGAAGGCACTACATTTGAAGATGCACTTGTAATGGTTACTCCATTAGGGTTTTTAATCCAAAGAGTATTACCATAATAAGATGCAGCATTTAAAAGAGTTAATACAACATCAAATGAAGTATTAATAATTAAAGTCGTATCGCTAGTGGTTTGAGTATAAAAAGCATTGGTAACTGTAGTTACAGTTGGTGGCAAAGCATTACCAGTTTGCTGAAAAGAACTAGCTGCTCCAGCAGTAAAGTAATTTGATGCCAAATCTCCTGCCAACCACGATTGAGCAGTAGTCCCTTCTTGTGCTCTAACAATAGTGCAGACATCGGCAGACCTAGCTGTACAAAGAACAATTTCATCCAAAAAACCAGTAGCAGCATCAGTAAAGGTCATTTTAAATGCTTGACCAGTAGTAGGATTGGGGAATTTAGCCCCAGTACCAGTTGCTAATGTGCAAGTGGTTGCAGATGCAGAAATAGGTGATGCTAAAGTAGACTGTGCATTATTAGCAAAGAGCAGAATGGTCATACAAACTCCCTTTACAAGATTCTATAAGTGTCGGCTGCTGCACCTGTGAATTTAACAGTTGTTACAGGAAAGTTCAAGACATAAACAATCTGTGAAGTTTCGGTATAAGTTGGTGTAACTGCTGCGTAATAAGTTGCTCCACCATCAAAAGAAAATTGAATGGCTCTGCTACCATTGCTTGAATTCAATACAAGTGAAGCTGGATAAACAACATTGGGAACATTGACAACCGCAGTTGTTCCAGTAAGAGTGCCTGTAATTGGGCTACCATAGTTATATGACATAATTAAAATCCTTCAGGTTTTGGAAATTGTGCTTTAACAGCTAAACATTTTTTTCTATATTCTTCTAATGCAACTTCATCTTTTTTAACCCAAGCATCCAAAAATTCACCTATTTCTGGATAATTCATAATGCGTTGACGATAATAATCTTCATTACCAATCATTATTGGTTTAAATGATGCTTGACCTAATTGATCTGCTTCTTGTTTGGTAATAAGTTTATGTTTTCGCTTATCAATTAAATGATTTTGCGATCCATCAGCAGCAAATCCATATAGATTGCCATCTTTGTCTTTATAGTGATTCATTTCCATAATTTGTCCTTAGTACAACTCGACCCAGTTATAAACACCTTGACCAGAATTTAGTTGATAGGTTGCGCCAGGTGGAACAATAATAAATGTACCGCCATAAGAACCGCATCCATTAAACTGCCATTGATACCAAGCAATTAGCATTCCATTGACATAGGCTTGAATAGTAGAAGTTACAGAGCAAGTAGCAGTTGCTGAAACCGCAATTGGGTAACTTTTTGAGTTGGTATATGTTGTATTAAAACTTCTTGATCCAGTTACATTATTCCATTGAGTTCCACCAAAACCTAAACCAACATTAACATATCCAGCAGGATTTGAAGTGTTATAAGGTGTATAACCTAAACCAGAAATAATTTGAGAATAATTTAAAGTATTGACAGTATTAGCATTACCAGTAATATTAATTCCCCAATTACCATAAGCGCCAGCACCATTTAAAGTTGGAGCATAAGAATTAAAATTTGATGAACTTAATACTTGATTACCGCTAATAAAAAGATTGCTAAAGTTGGTTTGTGAAGTGGTTACAGAATTAGTTGCGGTTGCAGCATTTAATCCATAAGAACCAGTAATTGTTCCACCAGTAATATTTACTGAATTGGAATTTTCAAAAGCCATTGTTCCTAAAGAACTAACATTCCAATAAGGGTTTAATAAAATCCATTTTCCATAAGAACTGCTATAAACTACTTGGCAAACATAGCCTGATCCAGCAATATCACTAACAGCCAAAGGCTGATTATTACCTTTAACAATAGTAGTAGTTGCAGTAACAGTAGAACCCAAAGTTAAAGTTAAATTAGGAGTAGTTGTAGCATTGTTACCTGTAGCCCTAAATTCAAGTGCTAAACCATCAGATAGCGAAGTTAAAGAAGATGGAATAGTTACTGCAATGGTATCTGCTCCACCTGTAGCTTGTGCATAGGTATAAAATTGCTCTTGAAGTTGTGCAGGGCTTAAAGCAGTAGATTCTCCTGTACCTGGATTTAATAAAACATAAGCAGAATAAACTGGACTCCAAGACAATAACATTGGATAACCAGCATTAGCAATATCACCTGCAATTAAAGGTTGATTATTAGATTTAACAATTGAATAAATACCTGTAGCAGTTGATCCAATGGTTAAATTTAAAGTGGCTGCACCAGTATTTGCATAAGCAGCTTGCAAAATAAAAGTAAAATTTGTTGGAATATAGTTTAAATTGGAAGGAATGGTTGCTGATAAAGCATTGGCAGAGCCAGTAGCAATAGCAGTATCATAAGTACCAATTTGATATTGATCTAACTGGATATTATTATTAATAGTTCCAGCCGTAAAATACATTCCTGCCAAATCATTTGCTAACCAAGATTGAGGGGTTGTACCTTCTTGACCACGAACTATTGTAATAGTATCGCCTGATCTAGCAGTTACTAAAACAATTTCATTCAAAAGACCTGTAGCAGCATCCACAAAGGTCATTTTAAAACCTTGACCTGTGGTTGGGCTTGGGAATAGTGAACCTGTACCAGAAGCCAAAGTAGCGGTAGTGGTTGTGCTGGAAATAGCAGATGCTAAAAATGATTTAGCATTATTGGCAAAAAGTAAGATTGTCATAGCAAATCTCTTAATAGGTTACATTGAAAGTATACTGGAAAGGCACTTGTAAAACACCTGCATTTATGCCTGATTGCAAAATTGGAGCAAGTGTAGTGGGAATTAAAGGAGTAAATGTGGATTCTGCATTTAAAGGTACTTCATTAAATTCAAAAGTATCCAATAAAGAACCACCTTTTTTAATATTTACCCCTGAATAAATATGAATATTGACAACATTGTTTGAGGCAAAAGTTACACTAATTTGATAAGTTTCACCCAACAAAGGATCAGTACCATTAACTCCTGCTAAAAATCGAGCAATTCTTCTTTTTAGCCAAGTAGTGTTAAATTGATAACCATCGCCTTTATAAAAATTCCAAGTAATACATCTTTGAAAAATGTCATCAGTAGTAACATAAAAATTACTAGGCGCAATTTTGACATCTTGGTTAAATGGCAAAGTGTTTAAATAATCGGTGTTATAAACACCTTTATTGGTATAACCGCCTTCAGGAAGAACTGGTCTAGTTAAACCATATATTCCTTGAGCTACCCAATCCAAAGAAGCCCCAGATTGTTTTGTATAGATTGGAAGGTTTAAATTATTAAACCAATCTAAGTATTCTTGGGCTAAAGTATTATAGGAAGATACAAAAGCCTGAAGATCAGAATCATCATAATATTGCTGATATAGATAGCTTGGGATAATTTGGGTAAGCATATTATCCCTGGGTGATTGCTATAGATTGAATATTAGTTTCAAAATAACCTTCAGGATCGCCAATAATTAAACCTGTACCTGATTCTGGAGATACATCAACACCATTAATAGCTACTGTAAATACCATTCTAGACAGCAATGTAGGTGGAATAATGCTAGAAATTGCTTGTTGAAATACATTTTGCAATTCAAAAATATTGATTGGTTGACCAACATAAATGCTATTAATATAAGCAGCAATAGCTGGTTGTCCTAATTGTGCTACAGCAGTTGGAGACACATAGTTGGTAGATGTTGTATTCCAAACAAGGCTAATAGAAACAGCTTGTTGTGGTGGATTTACAAAAGTAATATTATAAGTATCAGGATAATCATTGATTGATACAGTAATATTTCTATAATTTGGGGTGACTACACCACCACTTGTATAAGTTCCAAAAGTAGATGTATTTTTACTTGTTGTAACCAAATTATTGGAAATGGCAGTTACAGTATAAGTAGTATTAAAGGCTGCTGGACTAGCACCTGTAATTGTAATTACTTCTCCTACAGAATATTCACCAAAATAAGCACCAGTATTGATAACAGCATTAGTACCTGTGGTAATGCTTAAAGCGGTAATGGTAGAGCCTACAATATTCGATATATCAAATAATCCAGTAAAAATGGCATTTCCTACTTCATAAGGATCACCACCACCACAAATAATTTCCCAATTTGTGCCAGATTGTCGCACCGCAACAAGTCTATCTTGAACACCATTAACATTTTGCAATTGTGTTTTTAAGAATGTGGGCATACCAGAAGCTACAGCAAGACCAGCTTGAATGACTTGAGCTTGATAATCTTCTAATGGTTGGGCTGAAGCACCAGGAATACCTGCGGTTTGATTAGTACAAGATAAAGTCAAACCAGATGGTACTGAGGTAATAATTTGGGTTACTGTGCCAACAGGAACAGCCCAAGAGCCTGAATTAATAGCTAGACAATATAACTCAGCACTTTGTCCTGTAGAAGCTATTACACCGCCATCTTGAACTGTATATTGATGAGAACCATCAGATATTACAAATCCCTTAGAAATAACAAATCCAGGGCTTCCAGAAAAGGTTACATAAACTGAAGTATTAGACCCAATGCCTTGTTGTACACCATAAATTTGACCTAATTGATTCAATAAATAAGAATTGGCAGTATAGGGTGTAATACTATTATAAAGATCGACTCTGGCTGAATCTATTAAAGCTAAAGCACCAACATCGGTAGAACTAATATCTTCAATTAAAGAGCCTGGCAAATTGGCTGTATAACCAGGATTTGTTGCAGAAACCAGAGCAATTAACTCTGATTGCAGAGTAGTTGGTGAGGTTGGTTGCAAACCTGAAGAATTTACATCTGTTGTAATGGTCATACTGCCACCTGTTGTTGAATTTTAGTACCTTGAGTTGTTACTATATCTACATTATATGTAGGGGTAGGTAATTGTGCCTTAGTAATTGTCAAACTGGCAAAAAAGTTAGAGAATTGTTGTTGAGTGACAGTTACATAATAATCAGGGAAAACTTGCTGAATAACTGACCTTTGAGCAGGAATTCCATAGTTTGCATAAAAAGGGGATTCTCCCAGGCTTAATTTAAGTACCTGAATAAGAGTAGTGGCATATCCATACTCAAAGTTGCCAGAAGCATCTTGCTGTATTTCTACCCAAACTAAATCTCCAGCAGAATTCTTTACTCGACCATATGTTCTAGCCATGATTAGCAAATTCCCATTTTTTTTGTGTAATCATATTGGTGCTCCAGTATTTCCAGAACCAGGCTGAACTCCAGAGTGTTCATGAGTGCTGCCAATATTTTTACCATTATTAGTAATAGTTCCAGTAGTAGCAATATTTCCATTAACACTCATAGTTCCACCTGATCCACCGCTAATAGCAAAGCCATCTGTACCTGTGATTAATCCATTGACAGTCAGATTTCCATTCATAATGGTATTGCCATTGTTGACAACTAAATTGCCACCATTAAGGTCAATTATAATTCCTGTGGATGTTAAAGTCAGTTTGCAATCTTGATTTTTAGTAGTTATTTCTACCCCAGTTTCCCCATACATAAATAGGTATTCGCCATTAACCGCAAAAAAAGCGGTATTACCAAAAGGGAAAAATACTAAAGCTGTCAAATTGCCTGGATCGCTTAAATCAGGAGTTCCAGTACCCAGTCCAGAAGCCTTTCTAAGACTGACATCAGCAGGAATGCAATATCCTTTACAGCCTGGCTGAATAGGGTATCTAATGTATTCTGATCCAGCTACAGGGCAAGTTACTTCAGGAAGGGTAATTCCATCTGGAACATTGACATCAAATTTGACAGTAACAATAGAACCATTGACCGATGTTACATAACAAGGAAAAGATTGACTATATCCTTGCAAAGCATCATTAATCTTTCTATCTGCAAAAAGATTAATAGATTGGGCAAATGATATTTTTTGATCTATAGAGGACATTATGCGTGGAAAGTTCCAAAGGTTGAAGTAGTAGAATTTGGTGGTACATACGCTTGTATTACTGTAACCCAGCTATTTGCATCACCCTGCCTAAATATTCCAATATGTCTAACACTTTGAATATTAAAAGTACCCTTGAAATTTGAGGTAGTTTTAAATTGAGACTGAGTCTGAGGTAAAGTTAAAATAAGACCTTTGGTTGCCGATTGTTGAGGCATTAAGATTTGACCCCCTACTTTAAGGTCATATCGCATGACAGTTTTAAAGGTCAATGTATAAGGCGCAATCCAAGTAGGCTGCCCAATTAAATCAGTAAATTGAATTTGAATAGGCTCAGAAGTTGGTGGAATAGTGTAATCATAGACATTAATAATGTTATCTACAAAAGACACTTGAATTCCTGGATAAGTAGTTCCCCCAATAATACTTCTACTTCTTTCATTTAAAAATTTAGAAAATGTCTCTAAAGTAAAGTTTTGTTGTTTAATAGGTTCAGGAGCAACCAAATTTGGGCTAATGTTGACATTGACAGCAGAAGCATTTGGAAACACATTTTTTAAAGTAGTTTCAATTGCAGGTGCTAAAGGGGCATTATTGTCACAACTAAAACTAAAGTTTAATGGGGTTTCTTTGCTGCCAGTAGGCAAAACCATAATAAAGTCTAAAGTTTGCGAAGTTCCCTGCCAATTACCAAAGGCTTGTTGAATTCTAGAAGTCATCAAAACCCCATATTGTTCTGGATTTGCTAAAGGAAGCCCTTTTGCCATTCCACCAGAAATAACAATATTGCAATATTTAGTGCCATCAACACTAGGATTGAAATTGGCTGCTTGAGCCAACAAAGGAAGCCCTACACCATAAACTCTTAAAGATGCTCCCCCTAAAGGAGAATTAAAGGTAGAAACTGGCAAATCCCATTCAACATTTAAAGCACCTGAAATTGTGCTTTTTGTGCTTGTAAATGCACCAAAAATACTTCCATTAGTGCCATAGCTGGTAAAAGTACCATTAAAAATGGGTTTTCCATCTGAGCCATTAATTACCTTTGGATTTCCATCTTGATCGGTAATCTTAATTTCATACCTTCTCATTAGATAATCTCAAATTGATTGTTTGCAACTCTATAAACTAATTGGGTTGTAAAGTAACCAGCAGTTAATGAAATATTGTAATTTAATGGAGAACCAATTAAAGGCAATGCAACAATTAAAATATTATTCAAATCATAAATATTGACATAATATCTTTCCCCATAAATATTCCAAGTCACAATTACATTGTAAGAAGCACCATCAAAAGTAGCTTGAAATTGAAAATTAGAATTATTTGCAGGGGTAAATTGAATGACATTGGTTGCAACTGGGGCAATATTTTGACTTATAGAATAAGTAGATGCTGCACCCTGAGTATTTAAAGAACCACCATATAAAGGGGTTGTAATGGAATTATTATTTCCAATAACACTATTGACACCAGACCATAGATTATTTGACATATTAACTCGCTAATGGTGTACCAGATTGAAAAGAATTCATCAATGCACCTAGAGTATTTTGAGGGGCTTGAGATACCAAAGGTTGTACAAAATCAAATTGCCAAGCATTTTGAGGTTGTTGGCTATCAGGTCTTGATACATCAGTCAAATTAGTAAGGATACAATTCAAATAAACATAAGAAGGTGTAGCTACAATAAAAGTTCCACCTTGTTGAATATGCGATTGAAGCGCAGCTTGTAGCGCAGTAAAGGTAATCATTTTTGATACATAACCACCATTCACATTGGCAGGGCAGTTCATCAACATAGAAATCTTTAATGGCTTGGCAATAACAGCATTAGCAGCATAAGATTGATTCGCAAAAGGATACATTGCAATTTCATTGTCTACTAAGGTAGCACCAGGCAAAGGTCTAAAATGCCCAAAAAAGTTATTTAGGTTTAAAGGATTTTGACCATTTAATAAAGAAAATCCAAAATTGGCTGCTTCAGTAATAGCAATGATTGGCAATAAATTACCTGGAACAAATGTAGCAATTCCATTCGACAAAATAATTGGCGATATTTCATAAGCTACTTGATAAATTGATTGACCTACACTTGTTGCCATTATCTAAGTCCTATACTTGTGTAATATCCACCAGCTTTTAGCATATCTACATTGGTGTCTTGACCTGGTATTTTAGTGGTATTAATGCTTAAAGCAATTGGAGTTGGATTCCAATTTAAAGAGCCTAATGTGCTTGAAGTATTGGATGTTGGAGCACTTGGGGCTTGTGGAACTCCAGAGCCTTTATTGTTAGAAGATTCGCTTTCTAGTTTTTGTTTTAATTCAATATGCCCTGGGTCTTTAGTTCCCAATCTTCTATAAAGACCATATTGCGCTAAATATTCATCAGAATATTTTTCTGGATTTGCAATATCAACTGCTTCTCCAGTAAGGTGTTTGCTATTTTCCATAGCAACTGGATTGCCTTGACCATTTGGTTTTGTGTAATATTTGCCATCAGCAGGATTTAAAATTCCATGCTTTTTAGCCCAATTTTCATCTCTTTTTCCGCTAATGACAGGCAAACCAGCAGCTTGTACTGCATTGGCTAATTCAGGGTTTACACCACTTAAATTATTCCACCAAGCCTTGAATCCTTCTTTCATACCTTCTCTAGAAGGCTCAAAAGGTATTGCACCTTTTTTCTTGGCTTCTTCTGGTGTCATAACAATATTATGACTAGGATCAGGATTGAATGGCTCTTTAATCTTATCGGCTAACCAAAGAACAGCTTCAGCTAATTTGACAGCAGCTTCTCCAATAGTAACAACTTGAGAAGCGAATTTTTTAACAGCATCTTGAAATTCTGGCTTGGTCATATCTTTAGCCCAACCCTCAAGATGACTTGCAACATCAGTAATCCAATTTTTAATTGCTGGGCTTTCAAGGAAAACTTTAACCGCATTAGAAAATGAATCAGACAGCTTTTCTAATGGAGTGACTAAACCTTCCAATCCTGTCAGAAATACATTTTCAATTTTTTGCTTTGATCTACCTAATTGAACATCTAAGTCTTGCCATCTTCTTAATAAAGCATCAGTAAGGGCTAAAGATTTGGTATCGGCATTGTATTTTCTCTCAATATCATCCATTTCACCTTTTCGCAAAGATGCCATTCTTCGAGCAGTTTCAACATCAATGCCTAAAGCAGATAATCCACTTACTTCCAATCTTTGTTGAGCAGTAGCAGGTTCGCCAGCTTTGTATACTTCAGCAGCCCTTCTAAGCAATTGTGGTAATAATTGGGCTACATTTTGATTGGGATTAACATTAGCAGCCTGGAAAGCCCATTGTTTTTGAACATCAGTTTGCGCTGCTGCAACATTTCCCAAAACCGAATTAACATCGGCAACTCTTTGAAAATTAATTTGAGCAGCTTTTAATTCTCCTGCCGATACTCCCAATCCTTGAGATTGCCTTCTAGTATCATTTGCAGAGCCAGCTAATGAGCCAATACCAAATAGACCACCAGCAGCACCTAATAAACCAAAAGCAGTAGTAACACTACCCCATTTCAAAAGATTCCAAGTAGTAGCGGTAACATTTTTGGTAATAGATGCAGCAGACTTTCCAATATTCTGCCAATGCTTTTCAGTCTTATTAACTACTTGATCTGTATTTTGTAAAGTCTTGTAATTTTTATCTAATCTGGAAGCAATAGTATCCAAAGCGTGTTGGATTTTATTGAAATTGCCCTGTAAAGAACCAACTTCTTTATTTATTTTTCCCCATTGATTTGGCATTTTGACAAGGGATTGCTGATACTTTTCAAAGAGTCTTTGGAACTCTTTGAATTTCTCATCATTAATATCAATGTCAATTACACTTTTAGTAGCCATTGTTTCTTCCTAATGCTCTCAAAATATGTCTTTGGCGAAACTCATGTGCGCTTGACTTATATTCTATATCTACATCCTCAAAAAACTTGGAAAATCCTTCAACACTTACATAATCTAAACAGGCAGAGACGATGTGGTCTCCATCTCTCCAGAATTCTCGACCTCTGTCGATGTCATCAAGGAATTCTGAAACTCCATAGAATTTAATGATGTTGTTTGCGATCCCCATAAGCCATTGACTGTGTCCATGATGCTTTGAATTTGATTCTTCTTGTTTATCATAGACACACAAGTAAAAAAAATGAGTTCGCCTTCAATTTCTGCGATTGTTTCGCTATCAAAAGTACCTTTTTCAATAGCGGTATATAAAGGAATACTTTTCCAGCCTTTTGTGGATGGCATCATTACATTTGAAAGTCTAACTATTTCATTCACTAATCCAGCCCTGACCCCAGAAACTCCATTCCAAATACCCATATCTTCTGCTGTTTGTTTAAGCATCAAATAGGCTATTCTTGATCCGCAAATCGCACCAAGCCCTTGAGAAAAGATTGCAGCAAAAGTTTTGGAAATTACCAAAAAATATTGCTCAAAAATATCTCTTGAGATTGGTGTGCTGTGAACATATAGCTGTCCTTTTTCCGATTCAATCGGAATTACTAAGTTCAAGGCTCGATTAATTTTCATCTATTTATAGACTCCAAAGTGCTGCGTTAACTTGGTATACACCAGTTAATGTGACTACAAAACCAGGCACATTACCATCATAAGTAACATCACGAACACCTTTGAGAACACAATTACCGATCTGATAATCCGACAAAGTTGCCGAATCAGCGATAACCGATATATCACCTACATTCACATTGGTTTCAATTTGCGTTTTATAAGCATTAGCTAATGCCTGACTTTTAAGCAAATTAATGGTTACAGTTGCCATTTGATAGGGTTCTGGAGAAGTAACACCACCAGTTAAGGTTGGGATGAGCATACCTGCATCGCCTTCAAAAGCGATACTAATAGCTTCCCTAGCCAAATATGGGGCTGTTACATTGAGTGTTGCATTTTCGGCATAGACTACTGAACCACGCAGTCTATTTAATGTGCCTTGTTGAATTAATGGGGCTGCCATGATTTATTCCTTTATGCTAAAGCAAAGCTAGAAACATTCACATTAAATACAATTTGAATGAATCCTCTCGCTGGTGTATAAGTTACAGAAAGACCTGCATATTTACCAATAGCATAGTCACTTGGGTTATCTGCTACATAAGTAGTAAATGGAACTGCATTTACAGTTACAGGAGACAGAACCAATCCATAAGCAACACCACTATTCATAGTGCCTTGGGCTACTTTTTGCAAGCGATTAATACCAGCTTGGTTATAGTACAAAGGATTAATTGGATTATTAGAACCATTAATGATTGCATTGGAGATAAACAAGTTAATGTTGATCTGTACCCAATCTACTGAATACCAGTAAGTATAGTCTTGACCATCAGCAGTTACACCCCAAAGAACCAGAGTATTACTAATGCCACCTTCTGCGCCTGTACCAACATAGTTCACATTAGCAGTTTTTAACAATTGACATTGTGCAACAGTACCAGTAAATGCTGTTACTCCTGAAATGTATTGGAAAGCCATTGGAGCAACTTTATTGGTGTCGCTTGGGTTGTAATTTAAGGCATTGTAGAGCATTGCAGCAGGAGTCCACTCGGTTACTGGAGCAGTTGTATCTTGCAACATTGAAACTACAGATTTAACATTTTTAAATACACCATAAGTACCAATTACTTCTTTTACCCAGAAATAAACTTGAGAAGTGGTGGATTCATAGTTTTTAGCAAAAGTTAAGAATGAGGAATCAGATGACATCTCATAAGTAACTGCATAAGCATAAAACTTTTGTGGGTTAGCAACAATGTAGCTATTTAATGCTGTAACACCTTGTGCGCCTGTACCTGCTCCCAATTCAAGAACATAAATTGCATTGGCTGAACCTTGTGCAAAATAAGTAGTTGCCATAGCAACCAATTCTTGTACAGATTCAAGAGTAAAAGCACCTTGAGTTGTAACAGTACCAGGATTACTTGCCAAAGGATAAGTAAATGTAGAAGCACCAGTAGAAGTAACTTGGAAAGTACCATTGTAGGCAGTAGGAACAACACCAGCAATAATGCCTGGAACAGTATCACTAATAGGAATTCCATGAGGTGCTGAAGTAACTACAGTAACTACACCAGTTGCCCAGTTAATAGAAGAAGTAGTAATTGCACCATTCAAAATAGAACTTAAATCCGCAAATTGAGTTAAAAGTGCGGTAGTACCAGTAGCTAATGTAGTCGCACCTTGGCTAACCAAAGCACCAGTTCTTTGCAGAGTATTGGGTGCTGGAGCAAGGGTTTGAGTTACATTAACTGTAACAATTTGAGTTGTCATAATAGACCCCTAATTAATTAAAGCTGACAGAAACAACCATTCCAGTACCAGGAACAATCACAATCCCATTAGCGCATGGGAAATCAATAGTGTAAGAACCTATAACATCAGGGATAGAAGCAACTAAGTTAGCTGCGCCTGTACCAGAGGTAGTAGCATGGTCATAAATTGAGCCATTTGTAGAACCACCAGTAGTAACATTGACTTTAGCAATGCGACCTTTGCTTGATTTGATTGCTGTAGCAGCAGAAATGTTGAGGAAAGAATTGATACCTTGGGCTGTAATAGCTGCGCCATTTACAACTGCTGGGTTTGAGGTAATTGCCATTTGATAACTCCTTTTTTACACTTAGGGTTGGGTTGGGTTGTAACTTACAAAAACTGACTTAATTAACTTTAAAGCCACATCATTAACTGTATTTTGGTAATAACTGACTTTAAAGGTGATACTTTTCTTCATTGCAATAATGCCAAATTCAGGTTGAGTAACTTTCTCATCTTGCATTATAGGCATATTTTGAATACCAATATTATCGGTATCCATGCTGTATTGAAACACATAATTAGCAAAGTTTAAAGCCTCATTATTGCGAATTCCATAGATGGAAATTTTAACTGTATCGCTTGCTAATTGATTGATTGTTGTTTGAGTACTAGGGCTTGATCCACCATTAATGACAATGTTATTTACTATTGGAAATTGACCAATAGCTTCGGTATTAGAAGAAATAATGTCTACCGCAGCATAAGGTGGCGGTAAATTTTGATCCACTAAATAAGATGGATATAAAGGAAAGTATTGATTAAGTGCCAGCCAGATAGGAAGGCTATTAGACACAATCACACTAGAACTATCAAAATCGGTCATTGAATCAACAAGCTGAGTATCCATGATGGAGTACAAAGCATCGCCACGATAATGGTAAAGATCAGCTTGTTTGTAATAATTGTCCCTACGACTAAAAGCAAATTGCACATTTTGATAAGTGGCAACATAGATCAATTGAGGATTAATTAAATTAAAGTCCTGAATTGGCTGTAGGGAAGTAAAAATAATATGGTTGTAATTAGTAGTCCTATCATCCAATTGATGCAATTCTTGGGCTAAATGGAATGATCCTTGGGCAGTAATTGTCCTAGCTGGTACTTGACCTTTATAATTATCATAAAGCAGCCGATCATATTGCGCTGCATTATAAATAGCAGTATCAGTTAAAAGGGCTGCATTAACCCAAAAAACATAGCCATCTAAAGGCAAAACCAGCTTTACATACAAAGTAAAGGTTACTTGTTCATTACCAGATAGGGTATTGACCCCTTCTGCCAATCCAGAAGCCAATTGTGGCTTTGCGCCTGAAGTCTCAAATACATTTGCCATTAATCAACCCAAGATTTAAAAGAAGCCTGTAAAACTCCAGAATCAATAAAGGAAGGTCTGCGAATTCCAGTAACTCTGGTAAATCCAGCCCTTTTCCCTTTAACATAGCCTTTAGCTGTCAATCTACCCTTAAAGCGAATGCTTTTACCTTCTAAAGCAGCTTTGGTTGGAGTGCCAGGTATGCCTTGTTGCTCTGCTTCTTGAGAACTTAAAAAGTGCTTGAAATAGCCATCAATCTCGCTTGTGGCATCGGCAAAAGGGTCTTTGATCTTACCCCCTTGCATCATAGTTTCTAAAGCCCCTGCCATGCTTTCTGTAAGTCCATTGACGATTTTATTCTCATAGACTCTGGCAAAAACTGAAAATAATTCATATTTTTCTTCTAATTCTGTAGCCACCCCATAGGTGGTGTTCCCTTCAGGCTCTGGGACATCAATTACCCCAAGATGGAGAATCAAGTTAGCCCCCAGAGAGTTCCAAGAGATTGCATAAATGCCATCGCTTGTCTGCCATAAGGATTTTTAATCGCTTGCAAAGAAATCAAATCTAGATTTTGCAATCCTAAACCGACTGCCAGGGATTCATTAGTAGAAACATCCCCTGCATTACTGATAACACCAGCAACAAAGTTATTCATGCCATAAGCCAATCTTGCATCAGAAAAGAAGGTTTGACCTGGTAAGTCTTGTTGCCATTGTAATAAATTGCTACCACCTAAGTTATACACAGTTAAAGTATAAATATCTGGTGAAGTAACTGAAAAATCAAGCGGAACTAGGTCTAATGCGACCTGATAAGCATACTGATAACCGACATCATTATCAGCAATAGCAGTAGTGGGAATGCCCATTACAGCCCTTGTCCAAGCAATAAAGCCAGTTAATGATGGGGATGTAATGGGATCACTCATAATCTACCTTATTTTCTTGGTCTACCCCGACTTTTGATCGGCTGAACACCCTCTCGAACTACTTCAATAGTTTGTTCAAACTTTTCGCTATTATCACCTGCATTTCGCTTTTCTTCCACTACTTCTATCTCAAGTCCTGATTTTTGTTTCAATCCCATTTCTTGAGCCTTGGCAGAAAGGATTTGATCGGCTGCTGCTGCGGTGACATTTCTAGCTTGTTGAGCACGATCAATTGCTTCTTGTTCGCTTTGACTAAGTCCAGCTTCAATAGCTTCCACATTAATAGGCTTGTCAATTCGATAAGCAATGCCACCAAAACCTTTTTTGACCTTATTAGCTTCCATCATTCCATAAATAGAATGCTGCTTAATAATATGGTC